AACTTTGAGCGTGATAGAACGGCGTGTAAGCCGGTAACTTGGAACGGCTTCTTTCAAAAAGGAGTCGGGAAAATGATCCGTCGCCGTTTAAACCGCAAGAGGTTACTGCTGTCCGACGCCCAGGAATTTCACCAGGTGTTGGCTAAAATCGGTAGTCGAACAGGGGCTCTATCAACGCTAGACCTTTCGGGGGCTAGTGACGGTATCTCTCTATCGCTTATCGAAGCGTTGCTCCCGCGTAGTTGGTACCGGGTAATCTCCGACCTCCGGGAGGAGTTCGGGAAGCTCCCCAGTGGCGAATTCGTCACATGGGAAAAGGTATCAACAATGGGTAACGGGTTCACTTTCGAACTCGAGACCGCTTTATTTTACGCTTTGGCAGCTGCGAGTTGCAGCAGGGGTAGCTTAGTGACGCTATATGGGGATGACTTTATCGTCCCTACGAAACACGCAGACTCCGTAGTTGAGACCATGGTCATCTGTGGTTTTGAGTTTAACCGTGAGAAGACCTTCACCTCAGGACTCTTCAGAGAGTCATGTGGCGGTCATTATTACGATGGGGTCGACGTTAAACCTTTTTACATAAAGAACCTCCCTAGTGGCTTCTCTGAAGTCATTAACCTGCACAACGACATCGTTCGATGGATTGGTGATTGGCCAAGGCCAGACCACCGGTTCTTCAACGTATGGCGTATATGCAGGGAAATCGTGCCTCGTAAGGCATGGGGTCCACCGGGTAAAACCGGTGTTCTCTGGGCGGAGTGGGATGACTGCAGGCCAAGTTATGTACCGGCCAAACAGGCGTTCGTGGTGCACGGATGTGCACGGGTTACACGGACGTGGATCGATGATTCACATATCGGTTCTTACCTCCAGAACTTGTGGGAGAAGGGCGAAGAGATCGACGACACCAACCATAGCAGTTACCGGGAAACCGGGACTTGCGAACGGTGGTGTAAGCTCTACGTCGATCGCGTACAGTGGAAACGTCTCACGGCGGAAACGCTTTGCACTTAGCCGTACTTTGAGGGGATCTTACCTCCCTCGGAAGCCCATAGACTATCTATC